CGGCCGATGTCGGCGGGCTCGATGATGCGTTTTTGAACCGCCTTTTCGATGCGAACGAGCAACGCGCGCAGGGAGAGCGTGTACCAGGACTGCACGATCGCTTCGACGCCGGTGCCCCACATGGTTTGACCATCGGCGGCATGGCCGAGAAGGATTGTCGGCATACCAAGCCAGCGGCCAATCTCTTCGATGTTGAACCGGCGCGATAGCAGAAGCTGGGCGTCCGCGGCGGACATAGTGATCTGGTTATATTTCATGCCGCCTTCGAGGATCATCAACTTCCCGGCGTTGTCTGAGCCCTGGTAATCGCCCAGGATTTTTTCGAGCCGGTCGCGATCAGGCTCGTTCAGAACTTGCGCGGTTTCGAGAAAGCCGGACGAAGACAGGCCGGACCTGAACATCTTGCCCGCAACCTTGTCGGCGGCCATCGTGGCAGAGAGCGATTGCGCGCCGTATTGAATGATCGACATGCCGCGGTCGCCACCGAAGCCAAAGCCCTTGAGCTGAAAAACCTCGCTTGCCGGATAGACGTGCACGTTGCCGTCGGAGTCGGTGTAGCGGTGAAAGACGCGGCCGCCGTCGCGATAGGTCACGGTTTTGGTGGGGTCCATCAACGTCATGGACGTGAGCCGGTTGCCCAGCCGTTCCTTGTGAGCGAAGCCGTCACCCACGAGCAACATGCAGGCGATGATCCCCTCCCAGAATTCGACCGGCGTTTGATCCTGATTCGGACTCAGCCGCAGCACGGCGTCGTAGGGGTTGTTCTGATCCCGCACGATTTTGTTGCCGGTGGTTCCGTTGCCGTATTGGTACACGTTGAACGGGCAGGTAGCGACGGTCGAAGCCGTCAGGTAAATGCCACGGAACATGGCGGCTATCATCATCGCTTTTTCGGCGGTGACCGTCTCGCCAGCCCAATTTCCGTCCTTCCCGCCCCAGCTTGCCCAGAACTTTGATGACGATCCGAACAGGCCGATCTTCTTGCCAATCCAGGCCATAAGGTTGCTCATCGGGTCATCACCGGTTTTCTCAAGAACGACGAAAGATCGCGAACTGGTAGGCGCATTTCGGCGGCTCCTACTGCTTCCGCAAGCGCCACCATCCCGTCAATTCGGCCGGTCGCCTTGCGCTTGTCAAAAACCTTGTTCCCGGTTCCTGCCGGATCATCGCGTATCACGACCGAGGAAACCTGCCAACGCGTGACCCTCGACCGTTGAACGTGAAGCGTCTTCTCCAGAATGCGCGTTTCGAGTTTGTCGATCGAGTCGGGCATCCACAACGGGTTGTCGAGCTTCTTACCGTCCTGCCCGACGATGTCGAGTTGTCCGCCCCGCCGGAAGCCCTGCGGGTGCTCGATCCAGGGCGCATAGATACCGACCTCCTCCATTTCGGCTTCGAGTTCCTTGTGGCGGTATCGGTCATAGGCGGCCCACCGGACGTCAAATTCCTCCATCACTTCGCCGATACGCTCAGCAATGAATTCCTTGCGGACGATCTTGCCTGGCGACCCGTGGATCAAGCCCTTCTCGATCCATTCGACATAGGGCACGCGGTCCTTTTTCTCACGCTCGGCTGCGGTCTCCTTCGGCGTGAAATATTCGATCCAGCCCCACAGATCGTTGCCGTCGGGAAAGATGAAACCGAGCGCGGTAAGGTCGAACGCAAACGACAAGTCGAGCCCGAGATAGCACTCCGCCATGCCCGCGTCGGCATCGGGCGCAAACTGCGGGCAGACGAACCGACCGTTCTCATAGTGGCCAAAATCGCCCTCGATCCCTTCCCACGCTGCGCGGGTCATCCAGCTTTTTTCGGCGTCAGTCCATTCACAGAAGTTGAGACGGCGCACGCCCGATTCCCGGCCGGGGATTTGCCGGGCCTCATTGACCTGGGCGCGCAAATAATCGCGCGTGATCGTCACGTCGATTCCGGGGTTTGTCTTTGGCCAGCAGGACTCGTCTTCGAGGGGATCATCGCCGTCGTCTAGCGACATGACGTATCCGAAAAACTGATCGTCTTCGACCAGCATCGACGCGACGGCGACGGCGTGGTCATGCCATTCCCAGCAGATGGATTCGCGATCGAACCCCGAGTTCGTCGCCACCGCCAGCAGCGGCTGCTTGCGGCCCTTGAACCCGGCCTTGAGCATGTCGATGGTGTAGCGATCTTTGTGCTCGTGCAGTTCGTCAACCAGGCCGCACGAAACGCGCGGGCCGGATTTCGTCTTGTCGCTGGAGAGCGGGCGGAACACGGACGCCGTCGGCAAGTGGGTGAGTTGCGATCCGGGATTTTTGCCGGTCTTATGCAGGTGGAAAAGCCGGAGCCGCGGTGAGCGGTCGACCATTAGCATCACGTCCTTGAACATGATCATCGACTGCTCGCGCTTGGCACCTGCGCAATAAATCTCGGCGCTCATTTCGCCGTCGAGCAGCATCATGTAGAGCCCGATCCCGCCGAGTACGGGTGTCTTACCCGATCCCTTAGCCGTTTCGAAATATGCACTTCGAAACCGCCGTTTTCCGGTTGCTTTGCGCTTCCAGCCAAAGATCGAACCGACACAGAACGCCGCCCAATCGAGCAAGTAGAACGGCACCACTTCGCCGTCATATTCGACGTTCAGAAAATCGGGAAAGAAATCGAGCGCGCGTTTTGCTGCTTTGAGGTCCCAGACAAGGCCGCGCTTCGGTCCTTCCTTCAGATCGCGGAGGTGGCGTTTGCAAGCGTTGCGAACGTCAGGCCCGGCGACGATACGGCCGTCGTCAACGGCGCGCGCGTACCAAGTGGCGGGGTCCTTCGGGAGGTGGGGTTTCGACGCTTCCGTGCGTGATCGCATAGTGACGGCCGGTGCTCTCTGACCTTCGGCGCTGGATCACTTCAGGCCGTATTTTTTGAGGATCGCATCGTCCTCGGAGTTCACGCCAGTGGCGATCTGGGTCCGCGAAGAAGGCGTTAGACCAAATTCGGCGGCGAGGCGTTGAACGTCCCGGCGGAGCACGTTGATCGCGCCGACCATCGGGTTTTGAATGAAATTCCCTTCGCGGGTTTTCATCACGACGCCGTGGGTAACGGCATCGGCATCGGCCATTTTTTTGAAATCGTCCATCCGCTGGCGGAGTTGACCGAAGGCCTCGCAATAGATCGCGAACATGGTCTGGTCGACGTCCGTCAACGTGCCAACGGCGGCCATCATTTCGGCGAGCCGGTGCCATTCCGTGAGGGCGGCCGGATCGGTCAACCACTTGGGCGGCTTGGGATGATCAGCCTGCGGGAACTTCGGTTCGCGCTTTGGCAGGGGCTTTCCGCTGGCGTTTCCGGTCAGCACCCGCAGGTTTGTTGGCATTGGCTTTGGTCCGCGCGCGCCCATGTTTCCGCTCTGCAGCAATTTCCTCGAAGCTCAGTTCCCGGCCCGATAGGACCGCCGCCGACCCCGTGAACTTCTCCCAGCGGCGGACGGCAAGGTCTACGTATTGTGGGTTTATTTCAACCGCATAGCAAACTCGCTCCAGTTCTTGCGCCGCGATCAGTGTTGTGCCGGAGCCCAGGAACGGATCGTAGACCACGTCGCCAACGTCAGAATTATTCTCAATTGGACGTCTCATGCACTCGACCGGCTTCTGCGTTCCATGGTCGAGCTTGGCGTCATCGGCGGCCTTCGTACCGCCCGCCGGATTGAGCCCGGCGATGTCCCACATGGTCGACTGCTTGCGGCCGCCCTTCCAGTTCGAGCGCTCGCCATTTCGAACCGCATACCAGCACGGCTCATGCTGCCAATGATAGTCGCCACGGCCAATGATGAAATGCGGCTTCCGCCAGATCAGGTGAGCGCGGACCCGGAAGCCCACCGACTCGATCGCCGCCTGCACCAAGCTGACGAAATACGACGCATGCCAGATGTAGCAAACGTGGCCGGGGAAGTGCCGGAAGGCGTCCGACCAGTCGATCCGATCGTCGTTATCGACCTTGCCGCGCATCTTGGTTTTGCCGTCGCCGAATTGGCCACCGACGTTGTCGCGCCAGGTCGGCGAATAGTTCACGCCATAGGGCGGATCGGTGACCATGAGAACCGGATTTACACCAGCGAATAGCCGGTCGGCGTTTTCCTTGACCGTCGAGTCGCCGCACAGAATTCGGTGCTTACCGCAAATCCACAGATCGCCAAGCCGGGACACGGGATTGGCGGGCGGCTCTTCGACGGCGTCGGGATCGGTCTGGCCGCTCAGCGAATGACCGAGCGCGCGACGGAGTTCGGATTGGTTGAACCCGAGCAGCCCCATGTCGAATCCCATGCCGGAGATTGCCTTGAGTTCGCCTTCCAAAAGCTTCGGGTCCCACCCGGCGTTGAGCGCAAGCTGGTTGTCGGCGATCGCATAGCTTCGCTTTTGGGCCTCGGTCCAGCCGACGGCTGTCATCACCGGCGCCAGGCTGAAATCCACATGACCGCGATCGACGTTGACCTCGGCGCCGAGGATGCGTCCGTGCCCGGCGATGATGACGTTCGCCTCGTCTCGCAAGACGGGGTTTGTCCAGCCATATTCGAGCATGGAGTTCGCGATCCCGAGCACCTGGGATTGGGAATGCAGCCGGGCATTCTTGGCGTAGGGGACGAGTTCCTTGATTGGAATCATTTCGACCTTGGCCGCGGGCCATGGCGGCCGCTTGCCACCAGCGACTTTGGTCAAGGGGGTGGACGAAAATTCTGCCTTGTGGCGCGCCTGGTCCGGCGCTTGCGATTTTTGCTTTGGATTTGAGGGCTTAGGGGTGGACTGATTTTTCGTTTCCGCCGCTGATTGGTCCGCGGGTGTGACCGGCGTCGGTGTTTTCTTCGCTGTCATGCTGCACTTCCAGGGTTGCGCGGCGGTGTTATCGCCGCTTGATCTTGCCGCCGGGCGGCGCGGAGCACCTTGAGCGCGTCACCGCGCCTACCCTCCTCGATCGCCTTGATCGCTTCGGCGATGACGGCCTCCAGCGCCGTGATCCGCTTGCCAAGTTTGGCTGCCACTGCGCCGCTCACCGGTCCCCTCACGTCAAAAATTGCCCCGGCGTCTCCAGGCAAGCGGTGTTTGTTGACCATTTCGAGGACCCCCTCGCCCAAAACGACCCCGGTTCAGTGTGCCAGGCCCGGTCATTTAGGCCCGGCCCGGCTGGTTTGGCCAGCCCCGGCCTCCTGTTTCAGTTTGGGACCCCGGTTTGAAACCGGCTGTTTTGAAAGAGGATG